CCTAAAGGGCACCCCACGTTCTACGGAACACTCCCTGCACACGTTGTGCAGTTATACCCAAGGAGAGCTAGTATGACTCGTACCCGGATCGAACAACCTATTTATTTAGGTTATGAGATCGGAAACGACGGTATTCCTTCGCAGCAGTGGTATACGCCGTTAACGGCTAAATCCACTATTACGCTCGGAGATACCGGTCGCTACGGGTACCCGCGCTTTCCATCTCGTGGGAACGTGGGTGGCGCACTGAACTTGGTTCAGTCAACCACTAACCTCGGACTCATGGATGTAGGCACGGTCTGGTTTGGGACTAATGGCGGTGCACTCGGTCAACACTACGTTGGCAAGATAGCCGTCAAACCCCAAAATCCCACGATGCCTGTCTCCACTGGAGACGGTTCATCGAGGGCAGCAGAGGCATACAATAGGATGAAGCCAACTAAGCCGCTCTATAGTGCTAACCTTAATGCTCTTTACGAGCTACGGGAAGTACCTGAGATGCTTAGGCAGAGGTTTCTACATAACGGATTGAAGGATATTGCCAATTATCATTTGGCCCTTCAGTTCGGGTGGAAACCGCTGCTCCAGGATATAGTCAATTTTGTAACTTCCCAAAGGAAGATGCAAGAAAGACTAAAATGGCTCCTAGCTCATAATGGTAAGCCAGTTCGACGTTTCGTCGAATTAGCGTCGTTTAGTGTAGATCCCGTTACAACCATTAATCACCCGTTGGGGTCTGGCAGCTTGCTGCCGAGCCTCGTAACTGGTTACATTAGTGGTGGGACTACACAGTCGACTCTACAGACTGCCGGAGAACGTTGGTGGGCTTCTGCCCGTTTCCGTTACTGGCTGCCTGCTGGCCCAAGGGATGTTGTCTGGCGTAGAGCTATTCTAGCCCGTCTATACGGGTTGAAGCCTACGCCGGCCGTTATCTATAACGCTATCCCTTGGTCGTGGCTGAATGACTGGTTCTCGAATACCGGCGACATATTAGCTAATATGGACGTCGGAGTCGCAGACCGGTTGGCGAATGATTATTTCTACATGATGCGGCATAATTGGGCTAAATGCACAACAACCGCAACCTTTCATCTGAAAGGTAGAGATAACGTTCCGCTATCAGTCACGAGTACCTCGACCGTCACCACTGAGCGAAAAACTCGAGTGGAAGGCGATCGCTTTGGGTTTGCTACCAATCCAAATAGTTTGACTGGTATGCAGCTTTCAATACTCGGGGCACTTGGCTTGTCTCGACTTTGACGGCATCACCCGTGGCTTCTTTTAGCCACTTGTAATAGCGTAAAATCTAAGGAGCTTTTCGTGCTTACAGATCCACAAAGTGTTACTATCAACGCAGTTGCTACGTCATTGCCGAAGACCGATAACGGTGTTACGGCGAATACGTACACTTCGTCTGATGGCAACACCGCCATGACGGTGAAGCAGAATACTACTGCTTCGCGTTTCCGTCGTGAGGTTCGCCTCTCGCAGCAGAAAATTGCTGCGGATCCCATTTCTGCCGTAAACAAGCAGATTGGGGCCAGCGTGTATCTCGTCGTTGACGAGCCGCGCACTGGTTTTAGCGATGTGGAACTTGGTTACCTGATCGATGCACTCAAGGCGTGGTTGACTTCTGCCAACTACAACCGCGTGCTCGGTGGTGAGCGCTAATTGGCGTAAGCTACTTGTAGCTTACATCTTTTGCTATCTCACCTGTCTGACGGTTCTGTTTATTAACTATCAGACAAGGTAGCCATCCCGATGGAGTAAGCCGGAACGGTCCTGTTTCCTCATACAAATGGAGGTTACAGTGAAAAGACCGACCATGCTCGTCAAGGCCTTGCTGGAACAAGCCAGCTTGGACCTAGACTTGTCCGTAGAACGCGACGTTGCAACGTTGCAACGCCGATGTGAACACGAGGGGTTATCGTTCCTAACGATTACCCTTCCACTGCTTTCCGATGCCCTCGAAAGAGGCCTCGAAGCAGGGACGTTCAGCTGTCCTGGTCAATTTGCCAGGCAGCGAAGTCTCCCCCGTTTTATGGGAGGTTTCTTCAAACGTGTGTTCAATAAGGATGGTAAGCTACTCGACAATCCTTGTGCCGAAGCCATTTGTTGGATTCGGCAGGTAGCGAGGTTCTTTAAGAAACTCAAAACCTTGTGCAGCAAATCTCGTATGAGAGATGCCGCACAACATTTTGTCGATGTAGAAGGCGAACTCCGCCGTATGACCTCTCAAATTGAGAGAAAGGATCTTCTCCTTGACAAGATTTCAGGAATCATATGGGCTCAGGTTTTTCCTGAGCTTGATGTACTTGATCTTGTTTGTCATCACGGGCCTGGTGTCACTGCTGATCGTTACCTTTCTAACGAGAGGAATCGTATCCGCAAGTGGAACCATCGATCGGAGCTTACCTATCCCTCAGACTTACACTGCTTCCCCAATTACGGAGTCGCAGCAGAAGTCTCAGGAACCTGGGATAGGTCAGAAGCCAACGACGGTATCGAATACCTCGATTTAAAAGAGGAACTACCTGTTAGGGTAGTTTTCGTACCGAAGACGGCAACTGCGCCACGGGTCATTGCTATAGAACCATCACACGTACAATTTATGCAACAGTCCGTAAAGGACTTTGTATATAAAGTCGTTGAGGGTCATAGCCTGACGAGGAACTCGATCAGATTTTCTGATCAACGTCCAAATCAGCGACTCGCTTACCGTAGTAGCATTGATAAACGCCTAGCTACGCTAGACCTGAAAGATGCGTCTGACCGCGTGCATTTGCACTTGGTTCAGCGTATCTTTAAGACCTCAGGGCTTCTTCCGTTCCTGGAAGACGCGCGATCATTGCATGCTACGTTACCCGACGGAAGAAACATCGTATTGAATAAGTATGCTTCTATGGGATCAGCTTTATGCTTCCCCGTAGAGGCAATGGTGTTTTACACCCTTATTCAAACTGCGATGCATCAACTTGACGGGAGGCGTCCGAGTTCTCGATCTATACGTGATTACTCACAAAAGATCGATATCTACGGGGATGACATAATTATCCCTGTGGAGTATACGGACGTTGTCGTGAATTATCTTGAGAGCTACGCTCTTAAGGTTAATGTCAACAAGAGTTTCCGGCATTCAAATTTCCGGGAATCTTGTGGTGCAGATTTCTATAACGGTGTAGCGGTTAATCCCGTTTACGCCCGAAAAGAACTGCATGACGATTCACGACACTGGGGAGCAGAGGAAATAATGGCTTGGAATGCTACCGCTGACCTCTTTTATATTAGAGGTAAGTGGCATGTATGCCAAGTTATACGTTCTCTGCTAAGTCGAGTGGTGAAATCTTCCATACCCCGTTCAACTACTGTTGGTTCGGGGTTAGTCCACTTCAGTTTCATATACACTACGAATCTCCGATGGAATCGGGATTTGTGTGGATGGAAACAGAAGAGACTACACTTCGATCCTATTACAAAAAAGGATACGATTGATGGAGACGAAATCGCCTGCCTCAACAAATGGGGCCAACACGTTCATGCTCGTGCCCGAAGCAGCGGTACATCCGGTAGTAATACCGTTGGACTGCGACTCGGACATGAACACTTTCTTGAACGGGCAAGAGGTGGATCTACGACTGAAGATGAATCTAGCCGATTCATTTCCAGAAGTGGAGCCGTCCTCGATTCCCGATCAGGAAGCGGAGCTGGACACCAGAACGGAGTCATTGACTCACCAGTCAGCGACTGCGGCGTACGCAGCTTACAGGACCTATCTGATTTCTACGGGACGGAGATTCCGCCCGTACAATCAGTGGCTTGCAATTGCGAATCCGCAGGCACGGATGTGGTGGGGTCTTCTGACCCGACTCGAACAGGAAAAGAACTCTCAGCAGACTACTGCCTGACTGAAGAGCCTGTTTCTGATCCTCTATACCACCTTTCCGGTGACATAAGCGGATTAGATTTCCTGGCCAGTACGAAGCGCGGCGCCTTCAAGTCGAAGCGCCGATGGGTTAGCTTAGCTAGCTAACGGGACTATGTCCCTGGAGGAGATGGAACGCATAACGCTCCATGCAACCTAC